ATGACCTGCAACATGCCTTGGCCACGCCCCCGGCAGGCCGCCCAGATTGTGCTCGCGAGCCTTTGCCTGGCAATGCTCTGCGCCTGCTCAAGCCCGCCGCCGCGCACCGTGATAACCACCCAGGTGGTCAAGCGCCTGCTGCCGCCAGGGCTGGTTCCCCACTGCCCGGAACCTGAATTCAATGGCTCTACCTGGGGCGAGGCTGTGGCCTTTATCCCCACCCTGCAGGGCGCGCTGCGCCGCTGCCAAACCCAGCTCAACACCCTAAACCAATGGATTACCCAAGAGGAAAACACCCCATGAGCAAGCAAACCATCACCCTGACCATCGCCGGTACCGACATCCAGTTCGCCCCGACCATGACCGCCTACAACAGCTACATCAACGGCATCTCCATGACCGACAAGGTGGCCCCGTCCCATCAGTACTTGAAGCGCATTGTCTGCACCGAGAGCAAAGAAGCGCTGGAAGGCCTGCTGGCACGCCCGGGCGCGGCCCTGCAGATTGTCGCCAAGGTCAACGAGCAGTACGCCCCCGACCTGGACATCGAAGTAAAAAACTAACCGCGCGCGCCGAGGCTATCGAGCACAACCAGTTGGAACAGGCACTGACGCTTCGCCGTCATTACCTGCCCGGTGAAGGTGATGAGCTCGATAGCCTGGCCCGCGCCCTCTGGCTGGACAAGTACTTCGCCGAGCGCAGCGCAAACAGCGTAGCGCACGGCATCGCTACTGCATTTAACGGGTAATTTATGGCCTCTGCTACCGAACAACTGATGATGCGCATCGGCCTGATAGACGCCGCGACCCGGCCGCTGCAGGGCATCAAAAGAGAGCTGGCTCAGGTGAAGCAGGTAGCAGGGGCTGGCTTTGCCCAGCTCGCCGGCGGCGGCGCGGCGATTGCCGCCGGGGCCATGGCTATCCAGGCAGCACTTGGGCCCGCCATTGAGATGGACCGGGCACTCGGCGAAGTCGCCTCCCTTGACGTATCCCAAACCGGGCTGCAGCTCCTTGGCGAAGAAGCCCTGCGCTTTAGCGTGGAATACGGCAAGTCCGCCACCGAGTTCGTGCGCGCCTCCTATGATATCCAGTCCGCCATCGGCGGGCTGTCAGAACAAGAACTTCCCGCCTTTACCCGCGCCTCTGCTGTGCTGGCTGCCGCTACCAAAGCTGATACCGGCACCATCACCAGTTACATGGGCACCATGTACGGCATCTTCAAACAGCAAGCCGCCGTGATGGGTAAAGCTGAGTGGGTCGAAGCCGTTGCAGGTAAAACTGCCACCGCGGTGCAGATGTTCAAAACCACCGGCCAGGGCATGGCGGATGCCTTCCAGGGCGTGCAGTCCACCGCCACCTCGCTGGGCATCTCGATGGATGAACAGTTTGCGGTGCTGGGTACCCTGCAGGCATCCATGGGCGGCGCCGTTGCGGGTACCGCCTACAAGTCGTTCCTGTCCTCCATCCCCAAAGCCGGCAAAGAGCTGGGGTTAAGCTTTTATGATGCCACCGGCCAGATGCTGCCAATGGTCAATATCCTGGAGCTGATCCAGGGCAAGTTTGGGGAGCTGGATGGGGCGGAGATTGGTGCTTTGGGGAAGGCCTTTGGTGAAACCGCCACCCCCGTCATCTTGGGGTTGATCAGCGACACCGACGCCCTCAAGGGGAGCATCGATGCACTGGGTCAGGCTCGCGGCATGGACAAAGCGACCTTAATGGCCGCCGCCATGACCGACCAGTACGAACGGGTAGGGGCGGCATGGTTCGCCATCCGCGCGGCGCTGTTCAGTGCGGTGCTGCCATCCATCAACAAGGTGGTGGGGGTGTTTGCCGATGGCGCGGGCGTCGTCCTGCGCTGGACCAAGATATTCCCTAACCTCACCAAACTCGTCGCTTACACCGTGCTGGCCATCGCCGGCCTTGGCATCGTTACCGGTACCTGGCTGGTGCTGGCAGGCGTGGCCAAGCTCGCCACCCTGGCGTGGGCACTGACCTTTGGCGCGCTCAAGCTGGCTGCCATGGCCTCAACCATCTGGGTTGTGATGTGCAAGGTCGCGATGGTCGCCTGGGTCGCGGTCTGCATCTTGGCAAAGGGGGTAACCTATGCCTTTGCTGCATCCCTGTGGGTAGTCAAAGCGGCCATTACTATTTTGGGCGCCGCCTTCACGGTATTACGAGCCATCGTGGTGACGGTGAACGCGGTATTGATGGCAAACCCCATCTTGTTAATTGTCGCCGGCATCGCCTTGTTCGCCGCCGCCGTCTTCTACTACTGGGATGAAATCAAGGCCGTCCTAGCTGACATAGGTGTGTTCGAGTTGATGAGCGCCGCCATCGACGGCCTCAAGGCTGGCTGGGATAGCTTCATGACATACATGAGCAACCTGAGCCCCTTCGAGTTGCTGGGTGACGCGGTGGATTGGTTGATCGACAAGCTCAACATGATCCCCGGGATCAACATCGAGATGGGCAACCAGCCTGCGCTGGCCATGCCACAACACGGCAATATCAACATCCCAATTAATACCCCCATTGACGCACCCGCCCAAGTGGTCAACTCACCACTGGCCAGTTACCGCCAGCAGGGGGCCCGCGCGCCCGCGGTGGGTGGACTGGGTCAGCAGCTCATCCAGAAAAACGCATCGGTAACGGCTATGCGCCAACCGCCAGCAAAAACCCTCACCACCGGGGACATCAACATGTATGTGCAAAACCCGATGACCCCTGAAGAGCTAAGCCGTAACACCTGGCTGGAGCAACGTGGATGAGTGAGCCCAAGTACATCGACATTCTGGTCATGGATGGCGCCTGGCAGCTCGATGCCGGCGGCCAGCCCCGTTACACCCAGGACCGCCACAGCATTGGCCAGGACATCAAGCACCGCATCATGGAGTCGGGGCTGGCGCGCAAGCTTATCGGTGAGCGCAGCCCCACCCTGCGCGCCGATGTGATGACCGAGATCGAGCTGCTGGTTGAAAACGATGTGCGCCTGGTGCCGGGCACCATCCTCATTCGCGAAGAGGCCGCCGGCCGCGTGCAGGTGGTGGCCAGCACCTACGAATTCGGCCATTTGGAGGTCACGCTGTGAAAGTTCGTCCCACTATCGATTTTATCGGCCTGCTTGAGCAGACCGGGATCCCGACCACCGAGCAGGCGGTCGAAGCCGAACTGAAAAAAGAGGTGATCGCCGCAGGCTCCCTCATCACCAATGACTCTGATGTCAGCCCGTTCTGGCGTCTGGTGCGCGGCGTCGTCATCAAGCCGGCCCTCTGGTTGCTCAAAACCCTGCTGGCGGGCCATGTGTTACCCAGTGCCTTTGCGGCCACCGCGACCGGCCCCTATCTCGAACTCAAGGCGTGGGATGTCGACCTCACGCGCAAGCCTGCCCAAAAGACCATCGGCATCATCGGCTTTGTGAAGGCCAATCCGGCCGACACAGTGACCATTCCCGCCGATATCTGGGTCACCACCGAGCGCATCAACGGCACCGTCTACCGGATGAAACCCATCCAGACCGTGGTAAGCCCAGCCGGAGAGGCAATTGCCCGGGTTATCTGCGAGGCGGAGGGCCCCGGCGTGGCCTGGGGGCTGGCGCCGGGTTACTACAACCTGTTGAGCGCACCGATAAACGGGATCCTCTCTGCCCGTAATGATGAGCGGGACTGGATTGTTACCCCGGGCGCCGATGAGGAGAGCAATGACGCGCTGGGCCTGCGCATCCAAAACCAGTTCTCGGCAGTGGGGCGCTACCACATCGACGCTATCTATCGCTCCATGCTGGCCAGTGTCGCGGGCATTCGTGCCGACCATGTTTTTTTCAAGCACGACGCACCAAGGGGCCCGGGGACGGCCAACGTCTACATCCTGCTCGAAGTGGGCAGCACGCCGGACGCGCTCATCGAGCGGCTGAACAGCTATGTGATGACCGACGGCAATCACGGTCATGGTGATGACGTGCTGGTGATGGCGATGCCAGAGACGCAGCACACCCTGGATCTGACCTTGTGGCCGGTGGCGAATTTGTCACAGGCGCAGCTGGCAGACCTCAAGCAAGGCGTGGTGGATCTGGTTCGCGCTGCATTTCGCCAGTCTGCCGCCTTCCCGGATGTGACGCGCACCTGGCCGCAAACCCGATTTTCACTCTCGCAACTGGGCCGCGAGCTGCATCGCCAGTTCCCCGAGATCCACAGTCTGGATTTCGCCCAAACCGACATTGTTGCGCAGCTCAATATCCCGCGACTCACCGCGCTGGAGGTGACATTCGGTGAGTGATCCCATTCGCACCCAGCATGATGAGCAAGCCCCGACGCTGCCAGGCACGACGGCGCCCTGGTGGGAAGATGGCACCACTATCAGCCGCACGCTGGCTGAGCCCGCCTTCTTGATCAAGGGGGTGATGGCGTTCTGGGCCAAGGTGCGCAGCTGGTTACTGCTGCCATTGGATCAGGACCCGCTCACCTGTGCCCTGCCGGTACTTTCTCTTATCGCCTGGGAGCGCGGCATGGTCCGCGTGGCGGGCGAGCCGCTGGAGCTGTTTCGCAAACGGGTCAAATTCGCGTTTGTGAACGCCCAGGACGCCGGTGAAGTGGCGGGATTCAACCGTATTTTTGAGCGCCTTGGGCTGGGTGCATGCAAATTGCACGAGCGCCAACCTGATTACCCCTGGGACGTCATTCTCGTCGAGATGGATGACAACGACTTTACCCGCAACCAGGCGCTCATCGAGAGCCTGATCCAGCACTACGGCCGCACCTGCAGACGCTATCGCTTCCAGGTGACCTATCCGGTCACCGCGGCCCTGGTGTGCGGGCGAATAGAGATGGGGGCCCGGGTGGTGCGCGCCGCCCTGTACTTTGAACATGAATGGGCCGATGCCGTGCAGGCGGCCTGCTCGCTGGGATTTGATAAGGAGACCCGATGAACTCACTAAACGGAGATGTCGCCGTTGCGCGCCTGGATGCGGCAGTCGAGGCATTTTTGGACATCATGACGGCGCCGGAACACACCATGGTACCCGTACCGGAGCGTGCCTCGCAGCCAAGCCTGGCCGAGCGCGCCCGCGTGAACTTAAAGCCCGCGACGGATGAAGTGGCCCGCCTGGCCGAGGACGCGGCGGCCTCGGCCAAAGCGGCGCAGGAGGCGGCAGACAAGGCTAATCAAATCACTGGGCTCTCTACGGTCTTTGATGCCATTGAGCTGGCGAGTGTACCGTTGCCGGATGTGTGGGCGCCATTGACGGACTCGCTGCGCCTGGTCACCGGGCATGGCCGCGAGGTCAAGGTCGGTGATGATGTGGTGGCCAGTTACCTCACCTACGCGCGCGCCTCCGGGGCAACTTACACCGGCAAGGATGGCCTGCCCGCCAACGCCGCCGTTAACGAGCCGCGCTTTGAGCGCGCAGGGTTATTGCTGGAGGGGAAAAAAACCAATCTGGTTTATCCTGCCAGTGACCTCACGCGGTGGGCCAGCCACGCAGGTTATGACGTCACCTATGACAACGCCGAGCGAGCGTGCAAAATCGTCCCCGCCCCGGGAGGCGCCCCCAAGGCGGTTGTCTGTAAGCGCGGCGCCGTATTCCCGGTTTCAACAGCCTCCCAGCGCCCAATCGCGATTACCGTCGAGGTCAAGCCTGTCGGATTTGACATGGTGGTAATTGGGTTTATCGGAACCGATGAAGCGAGCCCGGATAACGGCATTGGGGTCGACGTGCACAGCGGCGCCATCGTAAAAGCCAATCATAGTCTGAAGGTGAACAAGGTTGTCCGTCTGCCCAACGGATATACCCGCATTACTGTCGTCACTCTCAACTATAAAGATGCTCGAGATACGCATCGTAATGTGGTTATCGGCTGCGGCGATACCACTCTCCCTTACGCAGCCTTCTCCGCCCCCTCTGCTGATGGCACCAAGGGGATGTATGTCCGCTTTGTGCAATGCGAAGAGGCGAGGCAATCGAGCTCCAATATCCCCACCGATGACCGTGCTGTCACCCGCGCAGATGACGTGTTGTCATTGCCTACCCCTCTCAACTTCCCGGGCGGCCGTGGCAACATGACATTGGCGGTGGAGGTGCTGCGCGATCCCAGCATTTACGTCAGCGGAGCCCAACCCATCGCCTGGATTGGTGAATACACCTGGCTACGCTGTGGCTCTGATGAGTTCATGGCTTACGGGGGCTCGAAGAATGCCGTAAGACTCAAGAAATCAGCGCCTGGTGAGCACGAAACAGTCGTATTCCGCATTAAGGGAGATGAAGTGACCATTTATTGCGGCGGGGAGTGTCTCTCGGTGACGCGCACCGGCGAGCTGTATGACAACAACGCACTGACCTACTTTGGCAGCAATGGAAAAACTTTTTTTGCCGATTCGATCCACCTTCGCAACCTACGGGTGTGGCACCGCGCACTCAATGATGCACAGATGAAGGCCATCAAATGACAGACTTTATCGACATGTATTTGCGGGCAGCCGATGAAGCTGCCATGACGGGCGCTCTGCTGACCGCCGGGTGCTTGCAAGATGAAACATCGGGCGAGCTATATCACCCCCAAGCCTCGTTGCTGATGATTGGTATCATCGAGAGCCATGCCGTGATGGAGGGTACTGAGGTGCAGGAATGGCGGCAAGCGCCTGGCTACCACGCCAACGTGCGCACCACCGAGCAGGCTCTGGCCGCCGCACTCGATACTTGGCGTATCTACCCCGCCACCCCCAGTTATGCATGGGCCGAAGGGGGCGCCTTATGAGCCAGCTTATCACCAACGCATTTATTACCTATTTGCGTGACTGCCTGGCCGACGAGCAATTCGTGGTGCTCGATGAGTTTGTGCTGGCCAATGTGCCGGGACTTGACCCGGACAGCCCCATTGACCCGGCGGGCGGCTTGCCACCCGCCAGTCAAATTGTGCATCGCCAGGATGTCGACCAGCGCGGACGCATCCACAACAACGCGGTGGCCTACTCCATCGTGATGGACACCAGCATCGGCGATTTTGACTTTAACGCCATGTACCTCCTCAACAAGGCCTCCGGCCTGGTGGCGATGACTGTGCACAAGTGGCTGGAAAAGAAGGTGGCAAGCGACAGCGCCACCGGCAAAACCGGAAATTCCTTGGTCAAAACCATATTGATGGAGTACCACCGCGCCAGCGAGGTGACCGCCACTCACGTGGATGCCAGCACCTGGCAAATTGACTATGCCGCCCGCCTGCGCGGGATGGATAACGACTTGCGCCTGCAGGCGCTGCAGTTCCTGGGCGCGGCCACCTTCTATGGCAATGCCTTTGGCTTGGTCAAGGAGGGGAGTATCTACCGGGTACAGCCCGGAGTGGCTTATGTGGGCGGCCTGCGAGCCCAGCTCGATGAGGCCAAACGGGTTAATCCGGGCCCTGGGCCTGCCGGTATGTGGCTGGATATCTACCGGGCGGGCTCCCTGCTCGATGCCTGGGTGAATCACTTCACCCTGACATTCAGCGACACCCCGCTGCACGATTACGTGGACAGCAACGGCTATCAGCACTTCGTGGCCCTGGTGGCCAATGTGAATGCAGACGGCAGCATTGCCGACGAACGCCGCCAGCGCACCATCACCTTGACCGGTGATGTCAGCGGCCAGGCCGAGTGGCAAGACGCACAAGGCGCCACTATCACGGTAGAAGTCAAAGATGATAGTCATAAACACTCATTTGGGACCATTGATGGACTCGCGAGTGCCCTGGCGAGCAAGTCCCCTGTTGGCCACACTCATTCGCCCAGCGAAAGCGGCGCTGCGCCAGTCGTTCACGGCCATGCCGTAAGCGATGTCTGGGGATTGCAGGATGACCTGAACGGTAAATCCAACATCGGCCATACTCACACGCCCAACGAGAGTGGCGCTGCGCCGTCGCAACATGGTCACTCCTGGGGCGAGATCTCCGACAAGCCTGACACCGCAACCCGCTGGCCTGGCTGGACAGAGGTCTCCGGCAAACCAGATTTGGCCGCGGCCAACCACACTCACCCGCCCGGCCAGGTTGGCGCCGTGATGACTCATGCGGGCAGCGGTGGCGGCGGCAGCTCGGTGTCAGTCAATGTCACCGGCAAGACCTTCGGAATTATCTATGTTGCCGGGCGAGGGCGCTGGTTTCCGGTGTCGTTCGCCGTGGCCGCCGCGGGGTATGGTGCCCATATCCTCAATCGTGGCGGTGAGAACGCCGACCGAGACCATGACCTGCTGGTCAACATGTCTCTCTCTGCCAACACACTTACCTTCTCCAGAGGCGGCAGTGCAAGCGGCCTTGGCGATGTGTATCTCATGTAATCCTCAAACCGGGAGCTCACATTGAACCTATTTACCGCAACATTTACCGACCTCAGTGGCACGCAACGTCGCGATGCTGTCTGCACCATCTCGTTTGTTTATCGGGGAGAGTGGGAAAACAAAGCGAACCAAAGCGCCCCAGAGGCGGGAGGGACCACCGTTACCTACCAGGTGCGTTTTTGGAACTCGGAGCAAGACCGTGTGGCAGGCGTGGATAGCCAGGATTATCAAATCAGTACCGGCAATACCCTGACACTGGCGGGCCCAACCGATGGCCCCTTTGAGGTGCTGACCGAACGCTGCCAGGCGCATTTTCTCGCCCAGGTTGTGACCCGGGGCAACGATAGCGCCGCGACAGTCTGATGAGCTGGCAACAACGTCCGCTCACATTTCCAGCAAGTGGCGCAGCCATACACGGCCGCGCTCAAATTGTGCTGGATGCGCTTCCGGCCAGCCAAGCCAGCGCCGGCGACCGCCTGCAGCGCCTGGCAGCACGGGCCCAATATCGCCGAAACTCGTTAAGTGAGGCAGCCACAGAACTGGCTGGCCTTCGCGCCCAGCTCGACCAACTATTGGTGACCGGACATTACCTGACTGTCACCCCCTATCAGCACGGAGTGGGCCAGCTGCAGGGTGACCAATACAGCCTGGCCGCCCCCAACGCGGTGGCCACCCTGGCCACCAAGCTGCAAGATGGCGCAGACATCCACCGCCCATCCGGCCCACAGCATGCCATTGGCTGGCTCGTCACAGGCAATAGCGCCGAGACATTGGCCAAGGCACTGGCACCCCTGTGCGCTATCCTGCCACTGCCGGAATGGTGCGCAGCGCTGCGCCGCCTGACTGCCAGCAATGACCTGATGGGCCAGCCTGCGGCGGCCATCGTGCCGCGCTGGCGTGCGCAAGAGCCGCTGCTGTGGGATCCCCTGCGCCAATGCCGCTCGCTACTGGGGGGTGACATCGCTCAGCTCGAAAGCCTGGCCCACGATAGCCAGACCCCGATCGACAAGCTTGAAGCATTGGCAGCACGCAGGCTTCACCATCTCACGGCACTGAAAACCGCCATCGAGGCGCTGGCCCAGGTAAGCGGTCAGATATGGTGCTGGCACGGCCATGGCGATCCCGCAAGCCTCGCCGCGCAGTTGCAAGAGAGTGCACCGCCTGACCACAGCCATAGCATGACGGTCGCCGCCATTTTCCTCTCTCCCTCCCCGATCACCTTCTGGCAGGAACTGACCCCATGACCCAATCCGCCATGCTCACCCTGGACGGTGAACCTATCGCTATGAAATCCATGCGTATATCTCTGTCCATGCAATTTAAGGATGCAGACCAAAGCGGCCAGACCAGCTCAACCGGCAATGCCGAGCAGGGCACCAAGGCCAAGGAGCTGAGCGTCTCGGGTTTGGTGCCGTTCAAGGATGAGAAGGCCCTGGGGCGCCTGTTTGAGCTGGCAGACGCCAAAGCCGATGGCGGGCAGCGCCACGTCTACCGGGTCGGCTCCTTGCTGGCCAAGTCGGTCAAGATACGCCAGGCGACGTTTTCCGGCTCCATCAGTGCCACCGAGCAAGAGGGCTTGCTGGCCTGGCAGGTGCAGCTCACTTTGCGTGAATACAACTCGGTACCGGAGAAGCGAGAGGCCAGAGCGCCAGAGAGTGCTGCTGCCGTCGGCGCTGGCACTCAGGGAGCCAGCGAGGCCAAACCCAGCGAACAGGCGCAGGGCGATGAGGAACTGGGCCAATTTGAGCGACTGGTAAAGCAAGCTGATAGCGCCATCGGGGGGTTCTTGTCATGAAGCTGATGACCCGGGCGAGTATCGAGGGCCACGCGGTTCAATTGGTCAGCCACGATATCGTGCTGGATCTGAACGCCGGCGGGCGCGCCATCGTGAATGTCAGTGGCCAGGTTACCAAGGGGCAGATGATCACCCTGGACGTGGGCTACAACAGCGAGCTGCGCCGTTATTTTGATGGTTACGTGTTCGATGTGCAGCCAGCCAAAGGCAATACGCTGCAGGTGCTGTGCCGTGAGCGCGCCGGGGTGCTCGCGGCCCGCTTCCCGGTGAGCCAGCAGCATGCAACCTTGCGCTCGCTGCTGGCCTGGTTGACCGACCAGACCGGCCTGGTCTTTATGCTGCCCCAGGCGGAATACGTCGATACGCCAATCCCCAACTTCACCAGCTCGGGCTCGGGCTATCAGCTACTCGACAATGCGGGGCGTGCATTCGGGATCCCCGATTTCGTCTGGTACCAGGAGCCCGCCGGTAGCATCTTCGTCGGCAGTCACGCCGATAGTCGCTGGCACGGTCGGGATATGCCGCTAGACCCCGCCTGGTCAGGACGCCAGGCGGGTAACCTGATGGTATTGCCCGTGCTGCCCGCAATGCGCCCCGGGGCGACCATCAACGGCAAGCGGGTAACCCGGGTTCGGATAAAAGATGACGAAATGACCCTGACCACCGCCACAGCGGGAAAAGTGGTGAAATCGCCGGCACGCGCCAACATCGAAAGTGAGTTCCCGGAGCTGGCCGATGGCATGCACCTGCCAAAATTTGGCCGGGTAGAGGCCATCAGTGACCATGCGAGCGCCGGCCAGCGCAATGATCCCTTTCGCCCCCGCTACGCCGTGGATGTGCAGCTGCTGGGCGAAGATGGTGAGCCGGACGCTTTGACCCCGCGCTATCGGGCGGTACCGCTACCGGTGGCCTTTGGTGGGCCAGAGCAAGGCCTGCTGCAGTACCCCCTCGAGGGGACGCTGGTCGAACTGGGTTTCGCCTTCGGCCGCGCCGACCGGCCGTTTATTCGCACTATCCTGGGCACCGGCTGGCCGCTGCCGGATATCGCCCCGGGCGAGCAGCTGCAACAGCAGCGGAAAGAGGTGTTCAGTCACACCGACACCGTGGGCAACCAGGCACGCCACACTGACCGCCGCCAGCACGACCGGGCACTGCAGATGCACCGCCAGGCCGATGAGTACCTGGGCGAGTTTGGCCAGCATCGGATAACGACGCAACAGCACAGCATCGAAGAGGTTGGTGCGATGAAGCGCATCGAGGCGCTGGGCGCCATCGAGCTCTTGGCTGGCGATGAGATGGTATTGGGGTGTCTTGGCAATATGAGTCAGACCGCGGCGGGCGATCTGACCGAGGTGGTCGGGCTGATGCGCCAGGCTATTGCCGGCGAGCTGCAGCACCTCGAAGCCCCTCGCTCGTGGATGGGGACGGACAGCGTCAATATTTTCCGGCTGTTGCTGCAACTGATGAACGTGGTGGCGCAGTTAGCCGCCACCACAGCCAGCCATACCCACGGCAGTGGGCCAGCACCCGATAACAGCGCCGCCATGACGAGCCATGGCCAAGAGGCGGGGCAGCTGGCCAGCCAGCTCTCCCCCATCATCGAGTAAGGAGCGAGCATGATTGAGATCGCCATCAACCAGGCATCCATGATGAACCTGATGGACCGACTGGAGAGCGCATCGATGCCGCCGGCCAAGCGCCGGCGCGTCATGCAGATGATTGGTCGGGAAGTCGCCAAGGTGAACAAGCAGCGCATCAGGGCAGGCAAGGCACCGGACGGCACTAAGTGGGCACCGACAATAAGCAAACGCAAACACAAGCGGCTTGCGGGGCTTTCCAAGCGCCTGCGCACTCGCGCAACGGCCGACGAGGCAATCATCAACTTTGATAAGCGCTTTGTAGGGATGATCGCCAACCAGCAGCAACAGGGAATGGAGCAGCAGTTCACGGCACCGCCGGCCAAGCCGCCCCGCCCGCGCGCATCAGAGAAGGGCAAAAGAGCTGAGCCGTTCCAGCCAACGGATAGCCCCTGTACGCGCAGCCAAGCGCTGCGCCTTCGCGCACTGGGTTACAAGGTACTATCGAATAGGGGGAAGCGCCGGCGCTATCGCAAACCCTCGCTCAAGTGGATACAGGAGCACCTGAGTGTACAGCGGGCCGCCATCATCATCAGAACGACCACGGGCGAGACCAGAAAGAACCGGTGGACGGTTAGCACGCCCGAGCGCCAGATGTTGCCAGAGGCGGGTAACGATGAGCTGATGGCTATCGCAGCCAAGGCATTCAAGAAGATGGGATGGGGAGGCGGCTCGTAGAAAGCCATCACCACTCACAACACGACAGCGACGCACATGCGTCGCTTTTTTGTGGCCAGCCCCCAGGCGTGCAGCCCAGGCGCCACGGCGGAATTCTCTGGCTCACGGAATCCGCACTCCTCCCCCCCCACCTCGGGGGTTTATAAAATAAATTTTGTGAAATTTTTTTGAGTGCATTTCTATTCGCCAGGCCGCGCCAGTACTGGGGGTTTGAGGCAAAACCAGAATTTCACAAAATTTCACTTTGTGATCGTTTTCAGGCGATTTGATCACATAGGATCGAAGGCGCGAAAAGCCTAACTCATTGATGCGTAAAGGCACAAGTGAAGTATTTAGGATCTGCATTTGAGGCGCACAGTATCCCAAAAAAGAAACCCCAGCCATGGCTGGGGTTTCTGCTGCTGACATGACCAAGAAGATGGCCAGGGAATGGCGCCGCATAAACCGGGCATGCCAAGCAACGGCCCATCATACCGATACTGAGGCACCTAGGGCAATTGCACGTCTTGAGTGTTGTTCTCATCCGGACCTGTGTCAAAATGCCCATTCACAAAAGAGCAGAAACTAGCCGGGGGAAAGCGTGGCGACCAAAAACATCAGCGAACTGAATCTCGACGACTTTGTCAGGATACAAGGCCCGAACAAGGGCAGCGCCAGAGACGGCAGCCGCGTGACGGTAGGCAGAGCAGGGGATCGCGATAGCTGTGTGAAACTGGTAGATGGCAAACTACAGGTAACAGGCTCTGACGAATTTCGTCGCACAGTGGAGGAAGCCTATGAGGCCAAGCAAACCCCATCCAGCGGATTTGGCCACTCTCCAACACCTTCACCCAAGCCAGAACCTGAACCAACCTTGAGTCAGCTGATGCCTAAGACGGACACAACTAGCGCAACTAAAATCAGGGTTCCTATCTTGGTTTACCAATCGCCACGTAAGCCGAGGCTAAAAGCCGATGGAACTCTCGCAGAGGATATGACATTCGGAGACATGACAGCCGAAGAAATTAAAGACATTAACACGTATATGGGCAGCAAGATGTTTGACTTGCATGACCCGGAACAGTCAGATCCGCTGTACCACTTTATGAACCTGAGAGCTATGGCCGGAAATATGTTCTCCGTAGGTGAAATGAAGATGGTAGTCCTTGCCATGATTGCAAAGTTTGAGAAAAGTGAAGGGGGAGAATTTCGACACCCAGTACTCACGCAAAACGTTAAGGCTGATCCACGAACTCAGCGTTTTGTAACTACCTTGCTGTCTGGTGTTAATGCCCACATCAAAAGCACTGACGGAAAGCTAAACCCGGAATCTTTGGTCAACTGGATGAGTGAATATCCTAGCCTACGCCCCCCCACCTTTGGCGGACTTTGGAACAACTTCACTGGCCTGACAATGGCAATCAATGATGTGTGGGGGGCACGCGCAGAGTTAACCGAATTCAATCAGTTTGGAAGCCACTATAAGGGAAGAGTCAAATTCACCCTTTATGATCATTTCGGGTTGGATACCCCAGATGTTGGCCCAGACCCTGATACTGGGGTAATAAAAAAATATGGTTTATTGGCCGGTTTTCGCTCTTGGTTTTTATTGCAACATTATGACCGTTTTGCCTACAAACCATTTGTTAGCATGATGGAGTTTTCCTATCCCATCGAAGGAGATATGTAATGCGCATTTCTTTTCCTTCATTGCCCCGCCTACTGGTGTTCAACCTAGCAAACTATACTATTATTTGCATGATCTCCACGTTCGTAACTGAACCCATGGATAGCAATTTTTTCGTGTTTGCTTATACCGTGTTCGGCATCCCAACAATGCTCTTCCTAGGCTCTGGTACTTCCATTTTTTACATTCTTACAAAACAATGGTGGTTATGCCTAGCTAACACGCTAGCCTATGTTGGGACTATACTTCTGGCCTATCTACAGAGATAAAAATTTATCTAGTAATAGCTAGATGCCTTGATCATCTACAATACCCAAGCCAAATGGAGGCTCAAAAGAGCCCAGCAAGTCATCGTTATTGTGTTTTATATCACAAAAGGAGCCCTTTGTGGGGCTCTTTAATTGACTTTAAAGGATTCAAAGTGCACCATTTCAATCAGGTGGACTGACTAGAGGTGATAGCAAAATTATCACTCCCAGTGTACACTGTATGCATGTACAGCATGCATATCGAAGGAGCTGCATCATGATGTTAAGCAAGTTTGTTCGTTATGCGCTAACAGCAAGTGCCGTAGCTCCAGTCTGCATAACATTTGCATTTATCGCATATACGAACAATAAGCCAATCTGGTGCGTCGCTTATTTATCTTTTGCCCTGGTGACGATTTCATTATGCAGATGGATCATATCTTATGCAGTGAAAACATGCAGTGTAACGACAAAAAACATTCGTTCAGTTTCACCTGCAGATAAAGAAATAACTAATTACTTTCTGACATATTTATTCCCATTGATTAGTGGTCCAAGTGAGTTTCTTAAGTTAGAGATGTCATTGTTTTTTTATCTAAGTCTATTTGTCTACATTAGCTTCTCTGAATCATATAGCGTTAATCCTGTGATGTCTTTTTTAGGATATAAGTTCTATGAGGCAGAGGATGATACCGGCGTAGGATTTATCCTGATATCAAAACAAACCATTGTTAATGGTAATGTTGACTTCTTTAATGTTGTAAAACTAACAGAGCACACTTATATTGCTGTTTAA